CGACCGTTCGGGAGAACTGGCGTTCCTCAACAGGCGCTCTGATGCCTGGTGGGGGCTGCGAGAGCAACTCGACCCGGCGTACGACCCCGAGTTGTGTCTGATGCCAGACGACCTGTTGCTTGGTGACCTTTGCGCTCCGAGGTGGACCGTGACCAGTGCGGGCAAGATCCAGATCGAGTCGAAGGACGACATCAGGAAGCGGCTGGGCCGATCTCCAGACAGCGGTGACGCCGTGGTGCAAGCCTTTGCGCCGTCACGGTCTCAGTCTGCCTCCTACTTCAACTCCATCCGCGCCGAGCATGAGAAGACGGCATGAAGCTGCCTGGAGGCTTCCAGCTCGTGCGTGGTCCTGGTGGACGTGCGCTGCCGTCTGACCAGAAGGTGACCACGGCGGAGCAGGCCATCGCCCGGCTGTCTGCGGCCACGTCCGCTCTTCCGTTGCCCCAGGCGCCCGGCATGAACGCCCCCTTCGGGCCGAGCTCTCCGCTTCGCCCTGCCGCGATCGACCCGCTGCAACCGTGGGGAAGGCCACTCCCAAGGCGCGCTCAGTACGACGTGTCGGTCAACCTCGACCTCGGGCACAGGCCGGAGATCCCGTTCCAAGTGCTGAAGGCTGTGGCGAGTCCGCATGGGTGCGCGCTGGTGCGCAGGTGCATCGACATCCGTAAGCAAGCGATCCAGGCCAAGAAGTGGGACATCGCTCTGACCCCCGCGGCTACGGGTCGGCTCATGGCAAAGACTGGCGAGAGCAACCGCGAGAAGGCCGAGCGGATGGGGCGTGTCGAGTACGCATCCGAGATCGAACGCTTGCGTGACTTCATGGAGCGCCCAGATCCGGACAACCGCATGAGTTGGTCTCAGTGGATCGGTGCTGCGCTCGAAGAGCACTTCGTCTGGGATGCGTGGACGGTATACCCTCGGATGGGAGCGAACGGCAAGGTCGAGGCGCTGTGGATCTTGGACGGCTCGACGATCAAGCCCCTGCGCGACGAGTACGGCAACATCCCCAACGGGAACTTCGCGGCCTACCAGCAGATCCTGTGGGGCTTCCCACGAGGCGAGTTCATCGCTGGCCCGGACTCGGACGCTGAGTTCCGTGCGGACCAGTTGTTCTATCGCCCGCGTGACGTGCGGTCAGGGTCTCCCTACGGCTCAAGCCCGACCGAGAAGGCTCTACCCCTTGCGAACCTCTGGATGAGGCGCAACGGCTGGCTCCTGAGCGAGTACACCGAGGGCACGTTGCCTGCGGCTGTGGTCTACGCAGACGCTCAGATGAACGCTCAGGACCGCAGGCAACAGGAAGCGTGGCTCAACGAGGACTTGGCCGGCGACGACGCCGCCCGGCACCGGATGCTCTTGATGGCCTCGGGGTTCAAGGTGCAGGAGCTCACGCAGGCCGACTCGAAGTACACGTCGGCGTATGACGACTGGCTGACCGGGCAGATCGGATCCTACTTCGCGGTCATGCCGACTCAGTTGGGGATCATCCCGAAGACCTACGGCATCATGGGCCAAGGCCGGATGTCAGGTGAGCAGGACGTGTCGGAGACGCTGGGCGACCAGCCTCTGGAAGAGTGGCTGATCGACACCCTGAACGAGATGATGCGGCTCTACCTTGGGATGCCCAAGGATCTGACGTTTGCCTTCGACGCTGGCGGGATCGACCAGGACGACAACGTACGGGCAACCACGGACCAAGTACGCACCAACTCGGGCCAGCTCACCTTGAACGAGGTGAGAGCGGCCAACGGGGACGCGCTGTACGCCTTCCCGGAAGCGGACATCCCGTTCGTGATGACCGCAGCGGGTCCGAAGTTTCTACCGGGTGCGAGCGAACCCGATCCAGTACCTGCGCCGCTTGCTCCCGGCAAGGAGACGGTCGACACGAAGCCCGAGACTGCTGGAGGTAGCCCCGCAGAGGCGGAGCCGGACGCTAAGGCCGAGGTGCAGAAGTTCGTCACCTTCGCCGAGCGTCGTCAGGGGCGGACGTGGCGAGACTTCGAGTTCGCCGCACTGGAGCCTGACCTGGCCAAGGTGCTCAACGCGGCTGGGCAACGGGGCGACCTGGAGGCTTGCAGAGTGCTTGCGGCCACGCTCCCAAAAGCGCAGGCGGGCCAATCCCGCCACAGACTCAGCATGGCGACAAGCTAGCTCAGCAAGCGGCCCCGAAGATCGCTGCGGCCCTGTCCGGGGGATGGTCGGCTACGGGACTGCTCGCTGCGGTTCTGGCCTTCCTGGGCGTTACCAGCTTGGCCGAGGCGGCTGTTTCCAGGGTCGGCGGCGCACTGGGTGCGCTTGGCTTCGCCGCTGGGGTTGAGCACGACGTGACGCTGGCGCTGGAGCCCGTGTTTGAGACGGCCTACATCGACGGTGCGGAGTTCGCCGCGCAGCAGATCGGCGTCCCGAGCGGTGCCGAAGAGAGCGGAATGCTGCTGGCGCTTCAGGCCGAGCGGGGATGGTTCAAGGAGATATCGCAGACCTCGCTTGAGCGCGTTCAGAAGGCGATCGACCAAGGGATCGCAGACGGGTCGAGCAGTCAGACGGTGGCAGACGCGATCAACTCGATCCTGAACGATCCGAAGCGGTCGATGGTGATCGCCAGGACAGAGATTGCCAGAGCGATGGAAGCGGGAAGCATGGCGCAAGCCCTGTCTGCGGGGATAGAGCGCAAGGAGTGGCTGGACGCACCGGGCGCTTGCCCGATCTGTCAAGCCAACAAGGCGGAGGGGCCGATTCCGATTCACAAGGCGTTCCAGGGCGGCGCGGAGACCGCGCCCCAGCATCCGAATTGCCGTTGCACAGTCATCTGGCTCCCCACCACCTAGAGGAAAAGACAATGCAAGACGAACTCACCTACGCCTCGGCTGGCGCGATCACCAAGGCGTCCAAGGAAGCTGACGGCGTCTGGTCGTTCGAAGTGTCGAAGGCCACCGGCCCGGAGCTGGACTCCGACAAGCAGATCCTTGACCTCGACTGGGCCAAGGGCGCGATGAAGGACTGGTTCGAGACCGGCGCCAACGTGCGCGAGCAACACGACCCTCACCGCGTGGTGGGCAAGGCTCTGGTCCTAGAGACCAGGGACGACGGCGCATGGATCGGCGGGAAGGTGGTGGACGACCAGGCCGGGCGCAAGCTAGAGCATGGGCTGTTCAACGGCCTGTCCGTTGGCGTCCGTGGCGCGATCATCGACCGCTCGAAGGCTGCGCTGGCCAAGGCTGCCGGGGGCATCGTCAAGGGCGGCCAGATCGTAGAAGTGTCCTTGGTGGACCGTCCGTCAAACCCCACGGCGAAGCTGGTGATGGCGAAGGCTGACGGAGCGGGGAACGCCGAGTTCGTGGAAGAGTTGACCGAGAAGGCTGAGAGCGTCCAGCACTCGCACTCGCACCACCACTCGGAAGGGCACCACCGGCACCAGCACACGCACGGGCCCGACGTGGCGGAACACCGCTCGCTGGACTCGGACGTGCGACACGCCCACGACCACACGGACGAGCAGTGCGAGTCGCTCATGCCGGACGACGACATGAAGGCCATCGTGGCCGAGCTAGAGAAGGCGAAGCTGTCCACGCAGGAGCGCAAGGACTTGGACGAGTCGGACTTCGCGCTCCCGGAGTCGCGTGAGTACCCGATCCAAGACGAGGACCATGCGAGGGCTGCGCTGATGTTGCTCCACAACGCGTCGCCCGAGGACCAGAAGAAGATCCGGGCAGCGATCCATCGGAAGTACCCGAACATCGACATGGCCGAGAAGGCGGCTGGCTCGGTCAGCCCACTCAGCATCAATGACATGAGGAAGAGCCTTGGGTTCGCCCCGTTTGAGATGCCGGAGGCGTACGCCCCCTTCGTGGTGACGGCGACGGGCGTGGCCTTCATCGGGAAGGCCGCGAAGCCGAAGTTCGATCCCGACGACGACGGGGACGACGACTCGACGCCCGAAGGCGACACCGACCACGACTACTGGAACGAGGACGGCACACCCACCGAGAAGGGCAAGAAGGCCGGATTCACGGCCAAGGAAGGGAAGGAGGACCTGGAAGACGCCAAGGAGAAGACCTTGGCACCAGACCTTGTCAAGTCACTCACGAGCGACCCGGAGATGGTCGAGATGCTACGCGATGCACTGGGAGTGCAGCCACAGTCCGACCTGCTGCAGAAGATCGCCGATCTTGAGGCAGGCTTGGAGAAGGCGCTGAACGTTCCCGGAGTGG